AGCCGTCGCAGGACCATCTGATGTTCCTCGACAGAGCCCTCAAGGAAGGCCGGGGCACGCCGGATATCTCTATCGGCAATGTGGATGTGAAGGTAGCCGAGAGCGGCATTTCGCTGGCTCTCCAGATGAGCCCGATTCTGGCGAGGAACGCGGAAAGGGAGCAGGGGATCCTAGCGACCCACGACCACCTCTTCTATGACCTAACGCAGGGTTGGCTATTGGCCTATGAGGGACTTTCTTCTGGAGCCCAGGTAACGGTGGAGCCAATTGTTGGTGACCCGATGCCGATTAACCGCGCGGCAGTCATAAAGGAAGTCTCCGACCTTCTATCCACAGCGCCACCTTTGATCTCTCCGGAATACGCCCGCAAGCTGCTGGCCGAAAAGCTTGGTTATGAATTCCCCGATGAGATGGGCGGGGATATTCTGACGACCGTACAGAACTTCACAAAGGCAACAGCGTACGACCCATATGAGGCCCGTGTTCGGGATGAGCTCGATGCCGATCTGGCAGAAAAGAATGGAAGTGCTTCAGGCGCATGAGCCGCAAACAAGAACTTGAAAGAGCTTATGAGGCTCTCGATACTTCATTGAGGACGGTATTTGCCTTAGAGGAACGGGGCAACCCCGGAGGAAAGTCCAGCTATATGCTGACAGATTATGTTGTCATTGCAGCGATGCAGGGAATTGATGACGACGGGGATCCTTGTACGGGGATTACCTTTGCTCTTCCGCACGATTCTGAAATGCCGATATATCGAATTCTTGGCCTTGTAGACTTCTTCAGGCAGAGGATCCGCAAAATGGTAACTGGAGATGGAGGATAGGCAATGGCGGTTCCCGATCCTTCCGACCCATTGCGCCGGTATATGGGGGTTGAGGAAAAGGCGATGCGGGAGGTCATCAAGATCCTCCAGGTCGCAGCTATGGACGTCGATCTCCAACTGCGAACGTTGGAGGGGAAGGAAGGGGTTGGGGCCATCGTTCGCCGGACCCAGCTCTCTGCGGCGCGCGTATCCGTCCTAGAACGCTTGGCTCAGACTTGGGGCCAGTTGGGTGAGGTAGCCACCCGGCACTCGCTAGAGGCCGCTACGGAGGCCGTTAGGGCCAACGGGAAGTGGGATGAGGACCTCCTCAAGCGGATGGGCCTCTCGGCAGAACAGCGAAGTGCCTTTCAGGCCGGTCTAGAGATCTCATCTCGGAACGCGGTCCAGCTTGCTATCAATCGGAACTTCGATACGACCGGGAAGCAGAATATCCCGCTGTCTCAGCGCGTCTATCAGTCCGCAGCCCATATGAATGGGCTGGTAACCCGGAAGATTGAGAGCGCTCTGGTCCGGGGTCTGAATCACAGAGAGCTGGCTAAGGAAGTCCGGGACTTCATCCGGCCGGACGTTCCCGGAGGAGTTGGATACGCGGCGAAGCGTCTGGCCCGTACCGAGATCAACCACGCATACCACTACGCCCAGATAGAGAACAACAAAGATAAACCCTGGGTAACCGGTATGCGCTGGAGGATCTCCGGGAGTCATCCCCGGACGGATATCTGTGACAGTATGGGGAGAGACGACCATTCGAACCTGGGGGCTGGGGTCTATCCGAAGGAGAGTGTGCCCGGGAAGCCGCATCCGCAATGCCTCTGCTCGCTGGTTCCGGAGACTCTCTCAGAAGAAGAGTTCATGCGGCGCGCCAATAAGGGCGAATTCAACGGCTATATGCAGAAGAAGGTTCCGGGCCTGAATGCTGAGGCTCCGAGTGCCACGCCTGATCCGGCCGTCATCAAGAAGGCTCCGAGCATTACGCCCAAGCCAGCGGGAATCAAGAAAGCCCCAAGCATCACGCCCAAGCCAGTTCCCGGAACGAAGCGCACAACAGCTCCAAAGGCGAAGCCCGTTCCGGCGAAGGCTCCGGTTAAGGCTCCAGCTCCTGCTCCGGTTAAGAATCCGATTAAGGCTCCGGTTAAGACGGCAGCAAACAATCCCATTGTGGATGAGAGCCGCGCGATAGAGGCCGCTCTTGATCGGCAGAGGAAACTCGTCCCGAAGTCGATGGCCGAATTTGGCGGCATCAATAACATGGACGCCAAGGCCAGTCGCGCATTCGCGAGTAGACACGGATCCAGTGCTCTGGGAGGATTCGACAGGGGTGGCAATGTAATCCATATCACCAAGCAGATCTTCTCTCCGAGATACCAGAAGTCGTTCGAGAAGGACCGGCGAACTGGATGGTTTTCTAAGTCCGGCCCGGAGATCAGCGGCCTTGACAACTTCATCTCGCACGAGGTGGGTCACTATCTGCATAACAGAGCCCTGATAAAGGGCCCGAATAACACAAAGGAAATCTGGGAGTCGGCAGCCCAGGCTTTCGACCTGAATGAGCCATTCTTCTTCGATGCCCACTCTGTAGACAGATGGGTTATGGAGAATCAGAAAGTCCTAGCCAAGAAGGTCTCGAAATACGGGGCTACCGAATCAGCGGAATTGCTGGCGGAGATTTGGGCTGAATACACCACAAACCCGAATGCCAGTGCTGGGATCAAGAAGATCGGGAAGGCTATGGCGGAGGCTGCTGAAAGGGTTGAGACGTGATGATGAGGCTGACGAATCTGTGCAGCGCTTGTAAGCATCTGCGGAAGGATAAGACGACTTGCGACGCTTTTCCTGATGGCGTTCCGGATGGGATCATAAAGTTTGGGGAGGACCATAGAGAGCCGGTTCCCGGAGACCAGGGAATTGTTTTTGAGAAAAGGCCCGGGGCTGATGCGGAATACAATTACCAGGCTTGGCTGGCTTCCCATAACGGGCAAAACTGAGGAATAACCCAGGCAAGGTAGGCTAATGCGCGAAGTGCCCGTTGCCAGCGACTGGAGCGGGATTAATGGCGAGATGCCTTGGAGTAAAAGATGCCGAAATTTATGCTGTCCGAAGTTATCCCTAAGCTGATTGGCTACCGTGAAGACGGCAGTCCGATCTGGCTTTTCCAGGGCGGAGCCCCGGAGGATGACGACGACGGCTCGAATGACGGTGGTAAGACCGGGGAAGGCGACGGTGACCCGGAAGGCGAGAAGGGCAAGGAGGACGACTCTGACGACGACGACGACGACGACGACGGCGCTGGCGACGAAGGCTTGCCGGAGAGCGTAAAGGCAATCCTCAAGAAGAACCGTGATGAGCTGAAGGCCGAGCGCCGGAAGCGTAAGGAAGCCGAGCAGGCGCGTGATGCGGCTAGCGGCAAGGTCCGGGACTTTGAGGACAAGGACAAGAGCGAAATCCAGCGGGCTCAAGAGACGGCCGATCGGGAGAAGGAGCGCGCGGACAATGCCGAGAAGAAGGCGAATCGGCTGGCTCTGCGAAATGCCTTCCTCTCCCTGCCGGATGTCGCTTGGGTCGATCCGGATGACGCCGTTGATTTCGCGCTGAATCGATATGGGCTGCAGGATCTGGAGGTCGATGACGATGGGAAGGTGGATAAGAAGTCTATCAAGGCCATTGCCAAGAAGCTTTCGGATGAGAAGCCCTATCTGGTGAAGGCGCCTGAAGAGTCGGGTGGAAAGCCAACTGGAGGATCCTTCAATGGCGGCAAGAAGCCGAGGGACACCACCAATGAGGCCGCTCTGGCAAGTAAGTACCCGGCAATTCGGGGACGCAGGAAAGTAGAGTAATCGCAATATGAATAGGGGTGGACCCATTGGCACGATATGACAAGTACGACCCCATTAGCGGGGGATTCCGAGCGAGGCTGGCAGCCGACTTCGTTCCGGGAACTGCCGTCAACGGGGTGTACCCGAACTACGGCAAGGTTTATGCCGTTGGACTTAACACCAGCGGTCTGGTAGTTCTGGGCGCGGGAAACGCTGGCGTTGTTGGTCTCATGATCCTCACCGAGATGCGTTATGCCGGTGACGTCGTTGACATCATGACGCATGGCGAGATTGTCGATATCAATACCGTCGCCACCCCGTTCGATAACTTCGCTACTGCGGGCGCCGCTGCTGCTGCGACGGCCGGAACGAAGTACTTCGGCCACGCTGCCACTGACGGAATTCTCGACACCGTCGCGACGGCCAACTATGCGGTTGGGTATACGGCTGAGGCGACTCGCCTTATTGTTCGCGTCGGCAACCACGCGGTCGCAGGATAAGGGGGCTGGCTATGGATAAGAAGAATCTGCGGGGCTTCCCGCTTCGTTCGTTTGGTGCGCCGTTTGCGGTTAGCTCGGTGGCCAAGCCGGGCCATCAGCTGATCGATTACGCCAAGCTTGGTCTGCTTCCGACCTTCGCTGGTGGGGCTCCCGGAACTCAGGGTGCGCATACCCACGGTGATATCGTTACCAAGCTTGCCGATGGTACGGACCCAAACGACCTCTGGGCCGAATTCAATGCCACTCTGGCGAGTTGGAATGCCTCCCGGCAGACCATTGTCGACTTCCTGACCTATGGCGTCACCAGCAACATCGAAAGCGTCGGTCAGGGCACTACGGTCGATTTTGAGCTGGCCTCGGAATTCGGCGTGCCGGTCGCAGTCCGGACTTCGCTTCAGTACTTCCAGCTGGGCTACGGATTCGACTGGTATGACGTCGGTACCCGGTTCACCTGGAGATACCTTCTGGACGCTGATAGGCGTCAGGCCGAAGCGCTCCACAACGCTGTTCTGGAAGCGGATAACCGTCTCATCTTCACCAAGGTGATGAACGCGATTTTCCGTAACACCAACCGTGTCGCGAGTATCAATAACCAGAACTACAACGTTTACTCGCTTTACAATGGTACGGATGGAACGGTTCCTCCGACCTACAAGACCAACACCTTCAACAGCTCGCACAGCCATTTCCGAGCCAGCGGATCGACTCTTGTCGACTCGCAGGACCTCGAATTGGTGATTGATGACCTTCGGTCGCACGGCTATGGCGACAACGAGGGCAGCACCATTTTCATGATGGTCAATAAGCAGGAGGGTGACGTAATTCGCACCTTCCGGTTTGGCCAGACGAATGGTAGCGGTGCTGGCGCTGGTGCGGTCGCGAAGTACGACTTCATCCCGGCACAGGGCACCTCTCCGCTCATCATCCCGAACGCGCTTCAGGGTGCGGGTCTGCTCGGAGGGAACCAGCCTCCCGGCCAGATCGCGGGCCTCACGATCATCGGGAGTTACGGACCGGCTCTGGTTATCCAGGAGGACTATGTTCCCGCTGGATATATGCTCAGCTTCGCCACTGGCGGATCCGCGAACCTGAATAACCCGGTCGGCCTTCGCGAGCACGCCAACCCTGGCGCGCGCGGCCTTCAGCTGGTCCAGGGCCCGATTGCTCAGTACCCGCTGCAGGAGAGCTATTACCGGCGCGGTTTCGGTACCGGTATTCGCCAGCGTGGAGCGGCGCACGTGACCCAGTTCACGGCCGGTTCGTACGCCATTCCTTCGGTCTACGCGTAAGGGAGGGTAGCAAATGTCTAGGCATATCAATTGGGACGACCCGACTGAAGAGGATCTCCGTTGGGCCATCGAGTGGGAGCGCTGGCACGATCTCCAGACGCGCGGGTATGACGTCGCAGAGCTGCAGCGGCAGTTCGGATTCGACGCGTCCGTCGATCACGATGGGAAGCCCTTCTTCAACACGTCTGGTGTGCCCGGGGATAACCCGGCAATGCGCATCAACCCGAAGACCGGTCTGGCGGAAACGGTCCAGGGTGATGAGGATGAAGACGACGACGAAGATGTAGAGCTTCTGCCGTATTCCGAATGGAATGCCAATGAGCTCAAGGCCGAGCTGAAGGTGCGTGGGCTTTCGGAGCACGGCAAGAAGGCCGAATTGGTAACTCGTCTGGAAGACGACGATGAAGCCAGGGCTGCGCAGGATCCGGTCGAATAGGTCCCAATAGACACGGCCGCGATTTCCTTGGTGGAAGTCGCGGCCTGTCTGCTGCTAGAGGGGAGGTATTGTGGCGGAGCAATACAGCTGGACCGTCCGGAAGGGCAACACAGCTCGGCTGGCAGTCTTCTATCAGGACTCCAATGGGACGGCAATTTCTACAGCTGGTTGCATCGGGATGCTTTATGTCTATGATGGCAACGTTGTGGTTATTTCTAAATCGGCAGATAACATCCCAACCGAGGGCAGATTCGATCTCTTCTTGACGGTCACTGAAGTCGGGGCATTCGACTTTCGGCAAGCGTCTTATGAATTCAATGTGACATTCCCGGGAGGGGACGTCACGACGCTGGTTGATGGGTCGCTGATTGTTGAGAGCGGCAGGGGTCCCTTTGAGTAACGTCGTCATCGTGCGGGAACCGGCCAATTCGGTGGTCGTCCGGCCGCTAGCCAGGAACATATCTGTCGCGGCTCTGATTCGGTCCGTAAGCGTCTTGCCGGGACGACCCATAGTCGTGGTCCGGCCGCTGGATCGGCACGTCTCCGTGGCCTCTCCGGGCCCTCCGGGCCCAAGAGGGCTGACCGGCCCGATGGGACCGACCGGAGGAGAGCACTTCGTCTACAACAGAGGAGGGATTCCGGCCGGAACCTGGACCATTCAGCACAACCTAGGGCGAGAAGTCCATATCACGGTCATCAGCGATTCTGGGGAGCACGTATTCGCTGATGTAACCCAAAACGATCTGAATAGCGCGTCGGTTTCGTTCGGTGCGCCGTTTGCTGGTAAAGCCTACATTGGATAGAGGGGAATATGAGTACTAAAATCCTGAATGGTGCGGACCTCGCCAA